CCGACCATATCGACACTTATATTAACTGCACCAAAGGTATTTTGGCTAATGGCATAACTGTTACGCTGGATAATTCGATGGTAGTGGTTAACCCTTATGTCAATGTGCGCCACAAGACTATGACGCTTATTCTTCAGCTAATGAATGAACTAGGCTTAACTCCTCGGAGCCGCTTGGCGTCAGGTAAAGTTGAGTCGGAAAGTGAAGTGGCTATCTTTATGCGAGGCCCAGAAGGTTGAGTTGGGAAGATGGTGTACTGTACGCAAAGGCTGTAGCGCGGGGTGATGTAAGCGTATGCACAGACATACGGCTTTCCTGTCAGCGGTTTCTCAATCAGTACGAAAACCAAGAATGGGAATGGGAGTTCGATGCTCGTTATGTCGAGCACGTCTTAGGATTCGCGTCTCGTCTCGTTCATACCAAAGGACCACTAGCTGGTCAGCCAATCGTACTCGCTCCATTCCAAGAACTTCTGATCTGCGCGGTCTACGGCTTTCGTAAGAAGGGCGATAGAAAAAAGCGAATGGTGACGGATGTAATACTATTCATCCCACGCAAGTCTGGGAAGTCTACGCTCACCGCAGTGATCGCACTTTATGAACTGGTCTGCGGAGAGAAGGGTTCTGAGGTCTTTACTGTCGCAACCAATAGAGAACAAGCCACAATCGTTTTTGATGCAGCCAAGGGCTTCATAGAGAGTATGGAGAACCCTCTAATGGCTAATCAGTTCGTGGTGAGCAAGTATGAGATAAAAAGAAAGGGCGATACACAGTCGATGTTTAAGGCATTGTCGCGAGATACCAAAAAGACGGGCGATGGAAAAAACCCTTCATGCGTTATCGTAGATGAAGCGGCACAGGTACTCGACCGAAATACTATTGAAGTATTACATTCTGGGATGGTGGCAAGAAAAAACCCATTGCGGATATATATTACAACAGCGTCATTTACTAAAAACACAAAGTTCCACGAGGACTTGGTGATGTATAAGTCGATGCTGCACGGAGACGCTGTAGATAACCCACGATGGTTCGGTTTGCTCTATGGACTAGACCTACAAGATGACTGGCACGATCCGGCAACTTGGGGGAAAGCTAACCCAATGCACGGCGTATCAGTATTTGAAGAAGCAATCAAACAACGAGCCGAAGAAGCAAGCCACAAACCAGCGGCACTTAATGAGTTCCTATGCAAGACGCTGAATGTCTTTGTATCTGCCAACACCGCGTGGATCGACCGCCAGCATTGGGACGATCCGATATGTATTAAAGAACCTAGACCAGAACCCGAAGCCGTGTTTATGGGATTCGATCTTGCAGCCACGCGAGATCTGAACGCGGTCTGTACTCTGAAGCGGTACGGGGAATCAGACTTTGACGCGGAGTGGAAATTCTTTCTTCCAGAAGCGGGTCTAGCCCTAATACCTAATCACTACCAAGATATATTTAGAGTCGCTATTGCCAGCGGGATACTACAGATCACAGAAGGTAACGTGATGGACGATAGAGAAATCTCCGACTACATCAAATCTCAGTGCGAGATATATGATGTGAAAGAGGTGGGCTATGATGCTTATAACGCGGCCTCGATTGTAGCTAGGCTGCATGATGCTGGCGTACCAGTGAAGAAGGTAGGACAGGGGATGGGCGTATTAAATAACCCTTCCAAGTTCATTGAGCGAATGATTATGAGCAAGCAGATAACCCATAGAGGGAATCCTTTTGTCGGTTGGCAGCTAGGGAACTGCGAAGTCTACACGGACGTAAATTCAAATATAAAAGTAAGGAAGAATGAGGCTGACAAATCGGCGAAGGTAGATGGTATCATCGCTTTAATTATTGCGGCGCATTGTGCATTAGATAACCCATTCGTTTCAAATAGCTTCGGTTTCAGAAGTTTTTGATGTAATATCAGGGAAATTCGCGGGGGTTTCGATGGGAATACTAGACATTTTCAAGAGTAAAGCCACGCTCCAAAAGGAAGCTAATACAGTTCTAGGGCAATTACAATTAGGTAATCAGGTTGTTTACGCTACCGCAGGTCAGCAGTCCACTTCATCGCAGCTACTCTATGTAACAACCAGCAGCACTACGGTCGCAGGTCGCGTTATAGATGTGTCCGCACTGACGCGGAACTCGACGGTTATGAGTTGCGTTGGCGTTAAGGCTCGGTCGCTGGCTCAATGCTCTCTGTCTGTAATGTCTAAGAACGATGACGGCACTTTTACTAACGCTCTCACTGATCCGAATATAGGAAATAGAGAGAAGGCTAAAGCTAAACAAGTATTGGGGCTTTTAACCAACCCTAATAACTTTCAGAGTCAGTACGAGTTCTGGTATCAGTGGTGTATGTGGCAAGACATAAGCGGCGAGTCGTTCACGCTATGGTGGAGAAAAGACCAGAAGGATAGTCTATCTACTCCGCTAGAAATGTATATGCTGGATTCGACCCTCATTACGGTTATTCTGAATCCTACCCGATACCCTTCATACCGTCTATCTACTCCGTCCTACGGGTTCAGCAAAGATCAGCCGCTAGAATCTCATCAAGTGATGCACATTAAGGAAGCCCCGTGGCAGGGATCGTCAGGCTTTAACAAGGGCATCCTAGCGACCGAGTTAGTCGCACTCGATCAAGATATAGACGTTTATGCAAACTTCATTATGCAGAACGGCGCAAAGCCCTCCGGCATATTTACTACAGATCAAGTTATCCCAGATGCCAAGTACAAAGAAGTAGCAAGCCGTCTTAAAGAGACTTGGAACGCAATGACGGGCAGTAGGAATACAGACTTGAGTAAAGCAGGTCAGGGAATGCTACTAGATCAGGGAATGCAATATACCCCGGTTGATATGTTAACTCTGCAAGATGCTCAGACTGCCGAATTAAAGATTCAGACTATGAAGCGTATATGCGGTCTATTCGGTGTCCCTCCGCAAATGCTAGGGGTATCAGACGGGAAGTTCAATAACACGCAGACGCTACTGGATGAGTTCTACAAGACTACTATGTATCCGATGATTATCAACATAGAGCAAAAGTTGAAACAGCATCTATTAAAGGGCTATCCTAACCTTTCGATCCGATTTGATACAAAAGACTTTTTAAAGGGTGCAGCCCTAGACCAGATGAATTTTGTGGTAGCCGGTGTCTCTAGTGGAATATTCACTCCGAATGAAGCGCGGGAATATTTGAATATGGATATGGTCGCTGGTGGAGATCAGTTAACACAGAACTCAAGTGGTGGTATGATAGCCGGAACAAGTCCACAAGATACAGGTGGTGGTGGTGGAAACCAAACGAGTAAAATGAACATAGGAAAAACATGAGCATCCTCGATACGATACTAGGTTTTTTTGCTAAACAAGTACGGAAGTCGGAAGTAATTGTTCCGATTACTCTTGAGAAGCCACATACAATAAAAGATAATAATCAATCTATAAATAATGGGGCAGTCAATGAAAAATCTGATGCTAGTTTGCGAAGCGAAACTAAGCCTAGACGAAAGCGAGTCAAGCAGCAATAGAGGCTCTATAGAGGCTCGTGCTACTACTTGGGGTGCGAGAGAAGGGCTAGACGGACGGCGATTTAATTATCAGCCGGAGGGCTTTGCTCAATGGGCAGACGAATTCTCCAAAGCGGACAAACCGCTTCCTATGTTCTTAAACCATAACGACAGCGGTATGCCTGTCGGTCAGTGGAACGAATTTACTTTTGATGAAGAAGGCATGACAGCTAAAGGCCAAATCTATATGAATACGGTCGGTGGCTCTGATCTTCATTCCGTATTAAAAGAATCTCCCAATATGTTCGGCGGTGTCTCTGTCGGTGCATTTGCTGAAGAAGCCGCGCTGGTCGATGAAGAAGGCAATCCCACTAAAGAATCCGATGGATACTTCAGAATAACTAAGGGTGGCTTGCGTGAAGTCTCTGTCGTAATGTATCCCAATAATCCAAGTTCTGAAATCAGTAGGCTAGAGGCGTTTGATGCCGAAGGCCATTTATTGATTAGAGTAATCGAAAAGACTCTGCGGGAAGCAGGGTTAACGCGAAAAGATGCGACCACCGCGTCTTTGGTTTTTAAGAGAGTAGTCGAGGCGCGGGAAGCCCTCAACGAAGCTCTTGATCCTCAACCAAATCAGGGGGAGCCTGACGCGGTGGCAACAAAGCAAGCCGACGAAATTCTTAAAGCTCTAAAAGAGCGGGAATTACTGAAGGCATTATCCCAACGTCTTAAATAAGGAAATTAAAATGAACGAAGTAATCGAGAAGCTAGACCATATCGAAGCAGCTAACACCGCCAAGATCGAAGAAATCAAGAGCGAAGTAAATGTATCTTTGGAAGCTGTACGCGCCGAGGTCGATGAGAAAGTAGCAGCCCTAGAAGCTAAGGTTGCATCTATCCAAATCCCTTCGATCATTCAGCCTAAAGCTAAGACCGTTTCGCAAGATGTGAACCGCAGAGTTAAGGAACAACTGAGCGACTTCGTAAAGTCTAATAGCCGGATGGAAAAAGAGATCAGCCTATTCGAGAGCGATTCGCAGTATGACGCTTTCTTAAAAGAAGCCGCTGGTCTACAGGGTTCTGGTGCAGGGGTCGGTGGTCGTACTGCATACGATCCTGTATTTGTTGCATTGCGTTTGGCTAATCCTATGCGCGGCGTATCTCGTACCGTTGCTACTGATGGCTCTACATATCAATTTCGCGCGAAAATTGGCAATTCTGCGCCCGCGTGGGGCTATCCTATCCAGAACAACGGAGCCGCAACCACAGTCGCAACCAATATCTGGCAACTGACTTTGCAAGATATTAACGTACAGTTCCCATTGCGTACCGCTGCACTGGACGATATTGACGGTCTGGAAAGCAATGTAGTCTCAGATATGTTGGTCGAGTTCTCGGAGCAAGAAGGAATCTCAATGATCCAGAATGATGACCAAAGTTCTGATGCTGGTGTTATCGCTGCTACTGGCGGTATCAATGGCTTGCGCGGTCTGAATCAATACGCTGGTGGATCGGGGGCATACGCTGGTGGTGTAACCACTACCGCTGCATACGGAAATAGCGGAACAGGCTCTAGCAGTGGATTGTCTAGCATCGCTACCTACGATCAGTTAGTAACGAATGGCAACACCGCTGGCGCAGCTAACATCCAGTACAAAGACGTTATTAACTTCATCTACGCTTTGCCACAACAGTATTGGACAACCTCTGCCCGTTTCGTTATCAATCCAATCTTGCTTTCACAGATTCGCGGATTGACCGATGACAACGGCACACCAGTATTCGAGCGTATGAGTCCTCTGGAAACAGACGGAATCGTAGGCCGCTTATGTGGATTTGATGTTGTTGTTAACAAGTATCTTGATACTCCTAGCTACGCTGGAGTAGACAAGCCTGATCTGTTCCCAATGTATTTTGGTGACTGGTCACGCGGTCATACCATTGTTGATCGTATGAACATGATTATGCGGAGATACGACCAGTCACTCCCCGGATTTATAACCTTTTATGGTGAAAAGCGTCTTTGCACCAGTGTTGTTGATCCTTTCAGCATCATTCGTTTCCGTTCTACCCATACGGCTAACGACTAAGAATGCGCGGGGGAGAAATCCCCCGTCTTTCCAATTTAAAGGAAACTCACATGAGCCAAATTCTCGAAGCAATCAAGACAGCGTTGGCCGACGGGGTTCGGGCTGATGTAAGTTTGAAAGAAGCAGCCGGACTGACTGGTTCCGGCACTGGTGTCGGCGGTCGCGTTATCTATGACCAAGCCTTTGCCCCATTAAGATATGGCAACCCCTTTCGTCTGTGTGGAGTTCGTGAAATAACCACCATCGGATCGGAAGAAGCCTTTGTAGTCAAGACAGGTAACGCTACAGTAATCCAGACCAGCACTACGAATCCGTGGGGCTATGGGATAAAGAATGATGTGGGCGATTACGAAACCGCCTTCTGGCAAATATCACAAAAATCAATTAATGCAGTGGTGCCGATTCGGACTGCTATTCTGTCAGATATAGATGGGCTGGATGAAAGCATTGTTTCGGATATAGCTTTAGAATTCGCGCAGCAAGAAGCCTTGTCGATGATGTTAAATAATGACCAAGCAAGTGGAGCGTCGACACCGCAGACGGGACAGACCGACGGATTGCGTGGGCTGAACTTATACGCTGGGAGTACATCAGCGGCATCGTTCGGCACAAGTGGATCAGCAGTTACGAATGGCCGCCATACAATGCTACAAACCGCTGCGGCGTCAAAGACTGTTGTTACTTATGATGACTTGACCGCTTTAGCTTCCGCGCTACCCGCTCAGTATTGGATGAGTCCTTGTACCGCGTGGATGATGCACCCGAATACCATCCAACTGTTCCGGCAATTAAAAGATACGTCTGGATTCCCTGTTCTGTTTGAATCGGGAGATGATGACGGTGGTTCGCTATGTAGTATCTTTGGATTCCCGGTCATCCCAAATCCTTATATGAGCCAATATGGGGCGAATACCTATCCCATTTATCTTGCGGCGTGGGATAACTTTATGACTATCGCAGATAACGAGATGATGAGTATCCAGCGTCTTGAGCAATATCAACCCGGATTCATTTCTCTGTACGCTGAGAAGCGGGTATGTTCAACCGTTCGTGATGTGTTCGCGGGTGTGCGTGTAGTCTGTCCGGCGTAAGGAGTTAGCTATGGCAGTCGAGAATATGACGCTATCGGAGTTCTTCGGGTCAAACCGAAATCCGTATAACTATGCGAAAGTAGAACAGATAGCGAGGGATACCACTACTCAATGGCTAACGCTTGAGGAGATCACTCAACAGCTAAACTTGTTCCAAGACGAATCTCAGGACGCTTATCTTGAGAGTATCGAACTAGCAACTCGATTCGCCATTGAAGATTATTTAGGTATGGCTATATTCAGTACGCAATTCAGAGTGTATTACGGTAATTCTGGCGTGTATGGTTCTGCACTTTATCTCGACTTGCCGGAAGTATCAATTGGATCGGCGGGTGTAACGCTGAACTCGGTGGTTTATTACGGAGTGGAAAGTAATGCACCAATTACTCTGGCAGCGGGTAACTATTTCTACGATCAGACAGGGAATAGAGTTGTGGTATCAGCAATACCGACCACGCTTAATCAGACCATAGACAATCCAATCATCGTTACTTACACCCAGAATTCTAACCCTATGGCTTTCTATCCAGTAGTCAAACAGGCTGGATTGATGCTGCTTACTCACCTTTATAACAATAGAAGCGCGAGTTCTACGGGTGAAATTAATCCGGCTGTAATGATTAGTTGGGGCGTGGATACTTTGTTGCGTCCCTATAAACCACTCGTGATGTAATGACTATAGTCCGCTATGAGAACCTCACGATTAATAACGTCACCAACGGGGTTGATACCGTTGGCGAATACACGACCACGATTACTCCGTGGTTCGAGACGCGAGGGCTTGTGGCTGACGTAGCTAATTCATTACGGATAAGCGAGAGATATAGAGTCTATCAAGACTTAGTAAAGATCACGGTTAACTACACTCCGAACAATAAAGAGATCGTAGATAATCAGAATTTGTTTAGTATTACTTGGCGCGGATTTGATTGGAGAATTACGGACATTAGGGAATCGAATGATCGGATGAAGGTGACTTATATCTGTTACCGCAACGACCCGGAGACACCCGTATGACAACCCAGAATAACCCGTATGTGTACGCCCAAGCTATACAGTATCAACTTGCAGCGATTGTCGACCCCGTTCCAGTCTATGCAAACTTTAATCGGAACTGGGCAACAGAAGAAAAGTTCATAACGTGGCAACTGCGGAACGTCCATCAGCCCGTGTACACTGGACAGACTCAGGATAATAAAGGTATCGACACCCCGATCTTTCAGACCTCGATATTCTGTAAAGCTATGACAGACGCTTTTAGTCTGGGTAATACGATACTGCAAGAATTGCACGGCTACTCGGGATTATTCGGTAGTCTGGCAGAAGGATTTTTCATTGCTAAAGCAGACGTTCATTGGTTGTACAATACCTATGACAACGAGCTTGGTATGAATCAAATTATACTAGATGTAAAAATGGACATTCCAACTTCATAAGACAAAATTTCTTAACTCTTAATTTAAAGGAATTATTATGGCACTGATTAATAAAATTTTACCCGGATACACAGCAACCCTCTGGATGCAAGAGGCTGCAACTCCTACACCGTTTTCTATTGCTCATCTTTCAACGTGGACAGGTTGGGTAGAAGAAATCGTAGGAACTTCTGCTGGCGGTAACGGCACTACAGGTATGGCGGTTCCTGTTGAGGCTGTACCTGCTTTCGGTGCGGATGATGCTGTAGCTGCTTACTCGGTAGCTGGCGCAAGAACAGGCGCGAAGGTCACGACGCAAAATCAAGTAACTTCATTAACGGTTACTTCTGCTTGGAATCCTGCTGACGTGGCACAATTGCAAATCCGTGAAGATGGATATGGCGGTACAATTGTTCGCACCTATGTGGTCGCAGTCTATGACGGCACCGATACTGTCGCTTATGCCTTCAATGGTATGGTCGGTGGTTTGAAGTGGGATTTACAGCCTAACGCCGAAAGTAAGTTTGAGTTCACTATCCATCCGATTGGTGGATTGAACTACGGCTGGTCTAACAACACTTAAAAGATGAGCCGCCCTTCGGGGCGGTTCTACAATATATGGCAACAAATAATTCCGCAGCACTCCTCGAATACATAATTCATCAGGCTAACTCAGGCCAAAAAAATTGGTTCTCCCACCAGCAACAGCGGATAGCTGGAATCCATCTAGCCTATGAGATAGCTAAGAATCACGCCAACACAATGACCCCGGACGAGGTAGCGGATTACGCCGTTCAACTCAATAACGCGATCTATCAAAAACTCGTGGTTAAGGGTGATTAATGGCTTCAGTTAAAATTGCTTTCGTAGGTCACAGAGAACTTCACGAAGTATTCAAAGAGTTATATTATAACTTTGGGCCTAGAGATCAGAGTCTTATTCTCAGGAAGTCCGTGAGAGAGGCTATGTCGCCCGTTCTCGCTCAAGCTAAGGCGTTAGTGCCTCGGGACACTGGCGCACTGGCAGCGTCTCTACAGATCGAAGCTAGGAACCCTACGGGTAAGGATAAGCGGTCAAAGTACATAGACCCAAGTGATACGGTAATCGGAATAGTGACAACGGCTCCGGGTAAGAAGTTGGCGAAGATGAAATTTAAGAACTTAAAAACAAAGTCTAAGCAAACGGGAGTGAGAAGTGATGCAAGAGCAACAGCAGTAGAGTTCGGGACAAAGAATATGGCAGCGACTCCATTTCTACGTCCGGCATTAGAAGGCCAAGCAGGTGCAGTGCTTAATATTTTATCTACACTAATCGAGCAAAATATGAGGAAGTACAAATCTCGATACATATAAAAGGACAAGACATGAATAAGCTAGAGAAGGCATTAGGTTCACAGTTTGCAAAGCATAAAGAAAGCGTCAGGACTCGTTCATTCACTTTGGGCGGTCATACCTTTAAAGTTAAAGTACCGCTTACAAAAGAATTCGAGGAGATGCAGGTTCGGATGGAGTTGATAGATGATGAAATCATCGACATTTACTACCAAGACCTGATTAAAGATTTGGAAGAAAGTGAGAGTTGTCATATTACTGAGGACGATGTTCTGGTAGATGGTAACTCTATGAAGGCGGCAGCAACGAACAAACGAATATTGGAGCAACGTATTACAGAATTGTTCCGACTATTAGTGCCGGAAGAACCTGACTTCGATATGGCTAATATCACTTATCCTATGATAGATGAGTTATTCCCTCTGCCGATCCAGCTACAGGTGATTAAAAGTATCAGCGAGACAGTCTCCCCCGGATACGAGGAAGCAAAGGGAAAATAACGGGGTCAGTCCGTAGGCAGGTAAAAGCGATGCTTACTGCTAATGGAACTGATCCTGACAGCATAGACGAAGAACGCTTTACCGATATTTGTATTATGTATGCCGACGGGCTTATCGGGAATCGTGGGATGTTAGAAGTGCTAGGTTCATTGACTGGCGCGATATATAATTACATGAGGTCGGAAAATCAGACCGCTTTTAAACTACAAGACATCATACCGAAGGCGTATGAATATTTATATCCACCGCTAACGAAGGAACAAAAAGACGCAGCCGCTAATACGGCTTTACAAAGTTATATGAGATCAGCACCGAACGCACCCAAGAAAATATTTAAGGGGTAAATGATGGGAATGTTAGCAAGACTTGGCGTAGTTCTGGGGCTGGACTCAGCAGAGTTTCAGAAGGGCATCGAGGGTGCTGATCGCAGTCTCGCAAAATTCGCACACAATGCACAGCAAGCCGCGACGATAGCAAGTGCTGCTTTCGTTGCAATGACCTATAAGGCGTTATCTTACGGTGACGCTATCTCTGACACTGCCAAAGCCAATGAAGTTGCTGTAGCCTCTATACTAGCCCTTTCTAAGGGTCTAGCAGAAAATGGGGGTTCAGCCGATAACGCTGGCAAGTTCTTATCCTCATTCTCATCTAAAGTAGGTGAAGCCGCACAGGGTTCACTAGGCGCGCAGCAAGCCTTTGGTCGCTTGGGTGTTTCATTAAATGATCTAGCTAAACTCAGCCCGGATAAACTTTTCGACAAGACTCTATATTCTATCGCTGCTATTCAAGACCCAATTATTAGGGCTGCTGCGGGGGTAGAGATGTTCAGCCGAGCAGGTAAGGGCGTAGATTGGATCGGTCTGGCGAATGGGACACAGGCAGCGCGGGATAAGTTTAGGGCGTATGCGGCAGCAGTAGAGGAAGCTGGAAGGTTGCATGATGCAATTAATGCAAAACTCGGCCAGACAATGTTGATGTTCACTAACGCGGTTATCCCTACGCTTGGGACGCTGTTCGATCACTGGAATAAAAATACTGCGGCGTCCAAATTCTTTTTTGAGAAATTAGAATGGTTTGTTAAACACTCGGCGATTGGAATAAATACTCTGGCATCAGCAGTCGCTCAACTTGCCGATACTCTAGTATTTATGGGATCGTCACTAGCTAAAGTATTGGCGGGAGATTTTAAGGGTATCGCTGCCGGATACGATATGTTGAAGGCAAAGAATCTTGAAACGTGGGCGGCAAATCAAAGATTGATGCAAGATATAATGCTTCCAGAAGGGAAGGCTGCTTCTGGTATAGCTGGTACTGGACGATCTGTAACCGCTGCAAAAGACCCGGACGCTGCAAAGGCTCTAGCCCTAGATCATCAGATCGGTCTAGCAGAAAGACTGTCGGCAGAATACATAAGGCAGAATAAACTTGCTTTGGATCAAGTAACGACTCGCGCCGAGATAGCTGTTTACGCGCAACGCGAACAGAAAGTAAGGATGGATGTTCTTAATGTAGAACAACAACTTAGCAACCAAATCGCGCAAGTAGAATTAAAGATTCTTGACGCTAGAATTATGGGCAATGAGAAGCTGGCGGTAGTCCTAGAGCAACAGCGAAACATCATCCAAGAACAGGGAAGGATGTATGTCGAGCAAACTGAGTCTACGATCAGGAACATACAGGCTCAACAGTATTCATTTTCCTTCGGTTGGGAGAAGTCTTTTAATCAGTTCAATGATGACGCTATGAACTATAGCAAGATGGGAGAGAACGCATTTAGCACATTTACCAATACTATCGGATCAGCCATAGATGAGTTCGCAGCTAATGGCAGTTTGTCATTCGGTAAATTTGCTCTTAGTGTTATTGGGGATATAGCCAAAATGATTGCTAAGTTCTACGCGATGCAGTTAGCAATGATGGCGGTCGGATTTATTACGGGTGCAATAGGCGGGATGGGGAAAACAGGCGCGTCTGCTGGTATTGGGAAAGGTTGGGATGTGGGCGGCTTTGCCGGAAAGACGATGCTGGCGGCTGGCGGGGACATTAGCGGCCCCGCTATTGTAGGCGAGAATGGCCCTGAGTTATTCATTCCAAAGGGTAACGGAACTATCATTCCTAATCAGCGTATGGGACAAGCTATGCAGAGTCAACCATCCGTAACTTATAATGGCCCTTACATACAGTATATGTCTGCAATAGATACGCAGTCAGCGACACAATTCTTGTCTAAGAATAAAGCGGCGGTATGGTCAGCGAACCAATCTGCAAACCGATCCGTTCCAGTGAACAGGTAAACTATGAGCCTTAATACGATCTTAATTAACAGCGAATGGATAGGGATTAATGACCATCGCTTTGTCGGTCAAGTAGTCAGCCGGAATCAGAGAATATCTACAGCGGAGATTATAACGGTCGTTCCTTTTTCGTTTGAAATGAAGCCTAATAACTACTTGTTCTATAGCAAGAATAGAGGGCTACTTAATTCTTTAAGAATCCCCGATAAGTCGCTAGAGCAATACTTGAATTTTGGTGCGACGGGATGGGTCAGCTACATTCAGTATCAGGGCGATATGAGTTCGGGTGCTATTGAACTATGCGAATGGAAGATAACATCAGCGGCAAAGGTTCTGGTTCTTGGTTCGCTCCCTAGCATTAGTTCTGCACTTTATATAGTTAAGGCCGGAGACTTCTGTCAGGTCGGGAGATATTCTTACATTGCCACAGCAGACGTGGTTAGAGGCTCTGGGTCAACCGTAAATATTCCCGTCCACCGCAACCTAATCACTCCACTACTCAGCCCCGTAGCGGCGGTTATAGGGCAGTACGGCACAACGGTATCAATGGGCGGCAATTCTTATACAGGCTGCACCTTCCCAGTTATCCTTCGGGACTACCCTACATATAATCTTATTCCAATAACGAATGACTCCTTCATTACTTGGAACGGTTCATTCAAAGCCTTTGAAGCGGTGCTATGAATATTATTCCACCAGTGGTTGGTACTAATAACATTCGGTATGCTGATTTTATTAGGTTGATAACCCCAGAAGAAACATTCTTATTCTCATCAGCAGCGGCTCCATTGTTAGTGCCGGAGGTTGATCCAAATCCGTTCTTGGGATTGAGTCAACTGGTCACGGTAGGGGATACCACTAGAGACATTAAAAGTACCGCTAATGAGACTGTATTTACTCTAGTTGGAATAGACACGGCAATGCTAGGGCTTGTCTTGGGTAAGAATATTAAAGGCTCACAGATCGAGGCGTGGAAGGGATTTTTCGGCACTGATGGAGTGCTGTTAACAACTGGCGGCACTGGCGGTCTATATCAATACTTTAATGGCTATGTAAGTTCATTCGGCATCACTGAAGAATGGTCTGAGGAGTTTAGAAGTTATGTGGGGATTATTGCGGTTTCAGCAGCGTCAATACAATTGATCCTACAGAATAGAACCGCTGGAAGGTATACCAATAATAATGCGTGGCAGTTCTTCACTCCCAATGATACGAGCATGAATAGGGTGGCTTTCATCACAACGATTAATTATAACTTCGGGAAAGATGCGAAAGCTACCTCATGATAAGACAGGCTAACAAATTCGATAAAAAAGAAGTTATCGAAATGATGTTAAAGGGAAGGGAAGAAGTAGATATAAACATAATCAATAATATGGATAACCAAGAATGGTGGGAGCAGATATTTGATTCCATTCTCGCGGGGAGAGGTTTTATCTTATTAGCAGAAGGGAAAGGGTTGATAATGGGGGTCAAGACTCCCTCGTTATGGTGCGGGAAAACAATTCTATTATGTTCGTTGGCTTGGTATGTGCAGCCTGAGTTTAGACATACTTCGATAGGGCATAAATTATTCTCCTCATTTATGAAGGTTGGGAAAGAATTAAAACAAGCCGGAGCCATATCTCAAATCGTAGTGGGCAAGATGCACAACAGTCCTACTTTGAATTATGATCGGCACGGCTTTATTAAAATGGAAGAAACGTGGATAAGCTCGCTTTAACTATATTTATATTTATATCTGGCTGCACTTACGTTCCAGAAGCTAACGCCTTCTTAGCTGCTATCTTTGTTGCTTTAGGAATTGAAGTATCAATGGCGGCGGCAGCAGCGGCTATCGCGGCGTCTACGGCTTTAACAGTAGCATCCTATGCAATAACGATGGTCGTATCTATGGCTATATCGTTTGCTGTTTCATCCGTAATAGGTGGCCCTAATAGCCCTTCATCCCCTAGTCAGCGCGATCCCGGTAATAGAACGCAGATACCACCAGCGACCTCTAATAAACTTCCCGTAGTTTATGGAACCTCGTATATAGGCGGTACTGTTATTGATCTTAGTATTACAGACAACGATCAGACAATGTATTACGTCCTAGCTTTGAGCGAGGTGACGAATACAAATCCGGGGCAGACACCCGACACAGTTTCTTTCGGGAATGTTTATTTTGCAGGAAAGAAGTGCGTATTTGATGCAACAAAAAAATATCAGGTTAACTCTCTGATAGATGAGTCTACGGGGGAATCTGAAACAAATGTGAAGGGGAAGATAAAATTTTACTTTTATAGCAACGGATCGAATACCCCCACGAATTCAGATCAGACAGCAATACAGGTGATGTCTAATTCGGCACTCGCTTATCAATGGGATGCTACGAAATTAATGACGAATTGCGCTTTCGTTATTATGGTTCTTACATATAGCGTAACAGCAAATATTAGGGGCTTGGTTCAGACCAAGTTCCAAGTAACTAATAGCAGACATAAGCCCGGATCATGTCTATATGATTATTTAATTAATACTAGATATGGGGCAGCGATACCAGCGGCGCAAATAGATACGGCAAGTCTTGACGCTTTAGATGTTTATTCGGATGAGATGTTCTATTACACAACTTATTCTGGGGTTCTGACAAATCAAACCAGATTTAGATTTGATGGCGTAGCTGATACGCAACGGGCAATAATGGCAACCCTACAGGACATGACCTCTAGCTGCGATTGCTTGCTAAGATACAATGAAATCACTGCCCAATGGGGCGTGATAGTTCAGTCTCCATCTTATACGGTGGCAATGGCGATCAATGATAGTAACGTGATCTCTGGTATACAGGTAACTCCTATCGACCTATCAAATTCATTTAACATCGCTGAAGTTAAGTTCCCAGACAAAGCAAACCAAGATACCTTTAATACTTCTACTTTTGATCTGGCCCAGATTGATCCGGCACTTCTATTCCCGAACGAGCCAATCAATAAACAATCGGTTACAGTTCCTTTCTGTAATGATGATGTACGCGCACAGTATCTGGGCAATCGCTTCTTGAAGGCTGCTCGGGAAGATTTACAAGTTACCTTATCTATTAATTATGTAGGGCTTCAGTTATCTGCCGGAGACATAATAACCCTTACCAATTTGAATTATGGATGGGTAGATAAGCTATTCAGAACTAATAAAGTTACACAGACATTTAAGGATGACGGCTCGATTGTCGTTAACTTGTTGCTGATGGAGTTTAATCCTACAGTCTACGATGATGTGGCTATTACTCAATTCCAACCAAGCCCTAATTCCGGCATTGGCGATCCTCTAGTATTCGGAACAGTGCCTCCACCAATAGTTGAGACAGAATACCCGACTGCGGTCAACCCATTATTCTTGGTTCAAGTAACGACTCCGGCTGCTGGTATCTCTCAGTATGCAGAACTCTATTACACCGCGTTTGCAAGCCCTACAGAGGCGCAGTTAATCTTTGCGGGTACTAGCGAGGTGCAAGCTAACGGCACTCCGTGGAATACTAATACAGTCCTCCCCTTAATCTCTCTGGCGGGTATCCCTTCTGGGGATTGGTATTTCGTCACTCGAATGATGAATAGTCTGGGAGCATCTAGCTTCAGTCTGCCTAGTGCGGTCTTTCATTGGAGGCCCACGACCTTCCAATACTCGGAACAATACTTAGTTATCGCTTATGCCGACACGATCACAGGCACGGGCTTCAGTCTAAACCCTCGTAATAAGTTTTACTATGGATTGATTAACCAAAGCAGCATAACGCCTAGCAACGATCCGGCGGCTTACTCTTGGTATCTAGCTGAACCTGCTTTCGGAACGACTATCTATCCTCTGTATACGAATAGAACGGGTCGCAAAGTATCCTTCGATACAGGCTTTGCTATCTACGCTTCCGGCACAGCGGCTTTCGTACCATACGAAACCAATCTATTCGATCCTACTATCTGGGCGGCATTACCTGACGATCATAATGTAATTGATTTAGATGTTCGGACGGGTCAATTATTAAAAGTGGGAACCACAAGTACGGGAACAGGAGAAATATTAGTTACCAATAATGATGCTGGAATCATAGTGGCTCAACTTGCCCCATATTTGGATTTTGGTGATGGGGTTTATACCTACACTTCTTCTATTGCGACTTTGACCATTGATATTTATGGGAGGGTGGTAGGCTTTGCTACGCCCGATACTTTTGAGATGACCATATCGACATTTACGGCGACAAGTGGACAGACATTCTTTCCGGTATCTAGGAACGCGGCATATATAGTTGGGCAATGTTTTGCGTTTAATCAAGGGACATTGTGCGAGACTTCAGAATATACGGATGCTGCTGGTGGGGTGACGTTTGGAACAGGTATAGTTTTGAATAACATTATTACTATAATATCCTTTAGATCGACCAATGCCTCTACTGGTTCTTATGCTTCTTTTACTAGGCACACAGCCACCCTTACTGCTGCGGGGAGTTATACCGTATCTGGGTATACGCTCAATTCTGGATATGAACTTTTATTCTTGAATGGAACGGTAGTCAATGACCAAGATTACGATATTATCGGACAAACTATTACAAACTTCCCCAACGTCACTACAGGAACTCTGGATATAATTCAATGGACACCTAATAATTTAGGGGTTCCAAATGGCACTCCCGTTAATGGAATCCGTAATACTGTTATCGGACAAACTGCTTACGCCTTTTCATTAACGGTAGATGGATTTAATTTATATTCTAATGGGGTATTGCAAAAGGGTGGGGTAGATTATACGGCGGTACCGACGGGATATACTTTAGCTAACAATCCGACTACAATCGACACTATACTTTTTCAACAAACATTCGCACGCGCGGGGGCAGCATGACAAACGCTTTTAATCTGAGTCAACTAGCAAATAACACGAACTCATCGGGTCAGGTCACTCTAACCACAGGCGTTACGGGAACGCTTCCTGTAGCTAATGGCGGCACTGGAGTTACTACGTCTACTGGTAGCGGTGCTACTGTACTAAGCACAAGCCCTACTCTGGTTACTCCGCTATTGGGAACCCCTACTTCTGGTAATTTGGCTAACTGTACTGGAATACCTAACCCCGCAGCATTATCAACCGCAAGCGGTTCCGCCCCGTCTTATTCAGCTCGTGCTTGGGTAAACTTCAATGGCACTGGTACTGTTGCTATTCGTGCTAGTGGGAATGTGTCTAGTATTACGGATAATGGTGCTGGGGATTACACGATTAATTTTACTACTGCGATGCCGGATGGAAATTATTCATATAGCGGGGGAGGGCGCCGCAACTCTGTAAACCCCGCGTTTGTCGTTATCATTTCCGGCAGGGGAATGGTCGGCAATGCCCTAGCTGCATCGCTTCGGTTTGTGACGACAGACCAAGCCGCGACCGCGATGGACATGGAAGACGTGAACGTCAATATTTTCAGATAAAAGGATAAATCATGGCAAAAATAATTATATATAACCAAGAAAACGGCAACGCAGCGGTTATGGTTGCTACTACTGAATACCTACAAGACCACACTATTGAGGAAGCTGCTGCCAAAGATGTGCCTACTGGTGCTGAGTTTCACATTATTGAAGAAGAAGAATTACCACAAGAACACAATGATTTCTTCAATGCGTGGGAAGTAGATAACGGCAAGATTCGTATCTGCCATATAAAGGCACAGACAATCACAAAAGACCGCCTACGCCAAGAACGCGCTCCATTGTTAACAGCCCTCGATGTCCAGTACCAACGCGCTCAAGAAGATGGCAGAGATACCACCATTATCATCTCAGAGAAACAACGCCTCCGTGATGTTACTAAACTAGCAGATACGGCTACAACGCTGGATGAACTCAAGGCGTTATCAGCATGACCATTACCGCGAAAAGATTAAGGGGAAGTATTGTCACTTGGCTTTCTTCCACTTTGTTCCTGTAGATTTTGTAGGGAAACTAGATTAAAATCTGGACATAAGACACAACATGACTGCACGGATTCGCTAGTGAGCGAACCGAATTCCTAGTAAGGAGCAGAGCATGAGAACGGCATCGCAGCAAAAGGTTAGGGTAGCGTCATAGCTGTCTTTAACAAAAACTCCTTATCTCAAGTCAGCGGATTCGACAATCCGATCATCGCTGGCGAACTCGTATATCAGCAGTCTACCTTCTGGAATCTCACTTTAACTGGTGATGATGGTGTAACGCCTGTCAATCTAGTTGACGCGACCATAGACGCTCAGATCATTCGCAGAACCTTATCCAATGTGAAGGACTCCCGCTACGGGTTAACCTTCGACATAACGAATTACACTCCTACCCCTACCCCGATCCCTTTGACCATCGTTAATCGTGATGATGCTAATGGCTCCTTCACGCTTATCATAGATGATACCTCGTGGGACTTGGTTGATGATGACGCTCAACTGGCTATCAGTTCAATCAATGGCGCGGGATTCTCAGGCCGGATTAAGATAGGCTTTGTCGCTGCGGGAAGCACTCCGGCAGAGGACAACATTATCTTCCTATTATTTATCGTTCGCAGTGATGGCATTGTTAAGGTCTAGCTATGGCGAACATAAAGGTTACAGCAGCCGCGCCTAGTACCTCGGTCACGGTACAGGACGGGAACAATATAACCGCGCAAGTCTCGGGCGGTAACAATATTAATCTGACTGTCACGCCTACCCCGAAACAAATTATTCAGATTAATCGAGGTGGTGGAGGAAATAACAATCTCATCGCAGGTTATCCCGTGGTGATGAGCAACATACAATACCGGGATGTTGTGATGTTTGGGTCTAACGAGTGGAACAATATAAATCAAACTGAAATAACCGACGGCGGTAATTACTAAGGAGATTCAAATGGCAAATAAGATCAGAATTAAACGTAGAGCAAATGGCGGCGGGGCTGGCGCACCCGCTTCACTAGAGAACGCAGAACTAGCCTTTAATGAACAGACTAATATTCTGTACTACGGTACAGGAACGGGCGGGGCTGGTGGTACAGCTACTAGCATTATTACTATCGGCGGTGATGGTGCTTTTGTAGACCTCTCCTCAGCGCAAACAGTAGCCGGAGTTAAAACCTTCAGCAGCGAAATCGTTGGCGATATTTCTGGTAATGCTGGAACAGTTACCAATGGCGTTTACACGACCGATACTGGAACCGTTACCAACACGATGCTGGCGAATGATTCCATTACAATAGGAACCACAGCAATTGCTTTAGGGGCTTCTGAAACGACCATCGCTGGTCTAGTTTCTGTTTCTTCTACTGGCTTTACTGGTGCATTAACAGGTAATGCAGATACCGCTACCGCTTTGGAAACAGGTCGCACCATCTCCATCACTGGTGACATTGCTTATACCTCGGACGCTTTCGACGGTACTGCTGCTGTAACTGGCACAGGCACTCTTGCTACGGTCAATAGCAATGTAGGCACTTACACCAAAGTAACCGTAAACGCTAAAGGTCTTGTAACTGCTGCTTCTACCGCCTCAATCTCTGATCTGTCAGCACCAACAGGCGATGTGGCTTGGGGAACTTACAAGATAACAGGTCTAGGCGATCCTACTGCCGATCAAGACGCGGCTACTAAGTTCTATGTAGATTCAGTCGCTCAAGGACTCAGCCCTAAAGCTGCTTGCGTTGCTGCTACCGTTTCTAACATTACTCTGTCTGGCGCACAAACCATTGACGGAATTTCAATCACCGCTGGTATGCGTGTTTTGGTTAAGAATCAAACTCTCGACCAGAATAACGGTATCTATCAGTGTAATTCTGGTGCGTGGACTCGGACTCCTGATGCTGATACTTGGGCAGAATTAATTTCAGCCTTTACCTTTATTCAAGAAGGCACAACCCAAGCTGATAGCGGATGGGTATGTACAGTTAATGCTGGTGGAACGCTCGGAACAACTCCTGTTACTTGGGTTCAGTTCTCTGCCGCTGGCGCATATACCGCTGGCACAGGGCTGACGCTGATAGGTAACGAGTTCTCGATTACTAACACCGCAGTAACCGCGGCAACCTACGGAACCAATGATGGATTTTATACCACCAAGTTTACCGTGAACGCACAGGGGCAATTAACCGATGCGTCTGACTATGAGATCAATGTAGATGGTGGTTCGTTCTAATTTTTAACTCCGGCTATATAGCCTAAAGGATAGCCAAATGGCTAATAGTATCAAGATTAAAAGATCGTCCGTAGCGGCCAAAGTTCCCGTTACGGGTGATCTTGAGTTAGGTGAGCTTGCTATAAATACTTATGACGGCAAACTCTATCTAAAAAAAGATAACGGTACGGCATCTATCGTTACCGTAAACCCGGGCGGCGGTGGGTCGGGGGATGTAGTTGGCCCCGGCTCATCTACCGACAATGCTATAACTCGATTCGACGGAGTGACTGGACTTCTCATTCAGAACTCCACAGCTACGCTAGATGACTCTGGGGTAGTATCTGTATCAGGCGCGAACATATCGGGGCTTACAGCCTCATCAGCCGTGGCTACAGACGGATCGAAGAATCTTGTAAGCGTAGCGAATACGGGAACGGGGGCTAATGTTCTAGCAACTTCTCCGACTCTCATCACTCCGGCTCTCGGAACTCCGACTGCTTTAGTCGGGACGAATATCTCTGGCACTGCCTCTGGTCTGTCAATTGGCGGCAATGCTGGAACGGTTACGGATGGGGTCTATACAACGGACACCTCGACCGTAACCAATACAATGCTGGCGGGGTCGATAGCGAATAATAAGCTAGTCAATTCTGCGATCACAATCAACGGATCGTCTACAAGTCTTGGTGGTTCGATCAGTGTCGGCACGGTCACTTCGGTTACTGGAACAAGCCCTATATCATCTAGTGGCGGCGCGACTCCTGATATAAGTATCAGTGCAGCAGGGGTTTCTACCTCTGGCTATCTGAGTGCGACTGACTGGAATACCTTTAACAATAAAGGCTCAGTAACAAATCTAACTGGCCCAATAACTTCTGTAGGCAACGCCACGAGCATTGCTTCTCAGACAGGAACAGGAAGTACGTTCGTAATGAACACCTCTCCTGTATTGGTAACTCCGAATCTCGGCACTCCAACTGCACTGGTCGGGACTAATATCTCCGGCACAGCTACGGCTTTCACTGCCAGCAACGTAACAACCAACGCGAATCTTACTGGTGGCGTAACTTCTGTAGGCAATGCAGCCACAGTGGTTACCAATGCCAATCTAACGGGTGGAGTCACCTCTGTCGGTAACGCTGCTACGGTAATCACCAACGCGAATCTAACTGGCCCAATAACTTCTGTAGGCAACGCTACGAGCATCGCTTCTCAGACAGGAACGGGAAGTAAGTTCGTAATGGACACATCTCCTGTATTGGTAACGCCTAACCTCGGCACTCCATCGGCTGGTGTTCTAACTAGCTGCACAGGTACGGCAACTGGTCTGACTGCTGGAACGGCTACAACTGCGAACGGGGTAGCTGCGGGTGTAGTCGCGGGTAAGATGATATATGATTCATTTACCGCCACAGCACTCCAAACTACTTTTACTACTTCAGCGACATACATAACTGGTAAGATAGATGTGTATGCGAACGGGGTAAAGATGGTTAACGCTGCTGACGTTACTGTAACTTCTGGGACTTCAGTAGTATTCGCAACTGGTGTGGCACTTAATACGAGAGTAGATCTAGTCTACCCAACCTAAATGGATGCTCAAACTCTAATCAATATCGGGGCTGGTGCAATACTGGCAACAGTAGGTTGGCTTTGCCGTACTCTATGGGATGCGGTCGAGAGACTCAAGACAGATATTCAGAGAATAGAAGTCTGTCTACCGAGTCATTACAGCCGGAAGGATGACATTCAGTGCAGATTCGATAAGATAGATATTACGTTAGAAAAGATATTCTCGAAACTAGATGGGAAAGCGGATAAATGAAAAAGGCTCATCAGTCAAAAACACTCTGGTGGAACGCGGTCTTGATTTTGTCTCTATCTTTAATAGAAATAGCGGCCACCACATTCCAATTCTTTATCTCGCCACTTGTCTACGCGGGAATGGTCTTTGTTTCCAGTGCTGGCAATATGATTTTGAGATTCAAAACTACCGAACCGATTGAATGATTCCGTTTTTGTTAGCACTTCCACTCGCCACTAAAATTGCCGCCGCTATAACGCTCGTGGTTGCATTGTTCGGGGCGGGTGTATATGAAGGTATCAAAATTGGCGAAGCATCCTGTAGAGAGGCTGTAATTGATTCAGAGAGGCATACGGTACAGGCAATCACAGAGCAGGTGTTGGTTACTGATAAAGTCGTCACGGATTACTCAGCAACTATTGGACAAGTACAGAAGCGGTCGAGGGAGATATTGAGAAATGCAAAAGTGGACGATAGTATTATTCTGCCTTCTAGCTTTCGGGTGTTCCACGACTCTGCCTCCACGAACACCGTTCCCGCACCCACCGACTTTATTGATGCAGCCCCCGTCTCAATTGCATACGTTACCGAAACCATCAACGCCAATTACGGTTCGTGCCACGAAAATATCACACAGTTACAGTCTTTGCAGGACTGGATCAGGCAACAGGCTAAAATCGAATGAAACTCAGCGAACACTTCACACTAGAAGAACTGACTGCTTCAGAAGCGGCGGCAAGACACGGATGGGATAACACCCCTAATGCTGACCACACCGCTAATCTTATGCGACTGGCGGCTTTCCTAGAGCGAGTTAGGATAGTGCTAGGGAATAAGCCTATCTCGATTACATCAGGCTATCGCTGCAAGCTGGTCAATGATTCGGTTGGAAGTAAAGATACGAGCCAACACCGCTACGGATGTGCGGCAGATATTAGAGTGGTAGGCATGACTCCTCGGCAGGTCTGCGAGGCGATCATAAAATCCAAATTAGAATACGACCAAGTGATTTTGGAGTTCTATAGCTGGACTCACATCTCTATTCCGTTAGTTGAATTCAAGTATCGGAAAGAAGCCCTGATAATAGACCCGTCTGGAACTCGTATTTATTCATAATAAGTTATACCCGTTTATATCTAAAAACAGGTATAAAGATTAAGTCGGGCTAGGAGGACATAGCCGAATACTATTGAGGGGTTTATGCGCCGGGAAGCCCGTTAAACCCCAACTAGCTGCCTGACTTATTTATTATTTGAATGTGACAACCAATACTACTCGACGCGAGTCGGGCTTGCATGAATCGTGGTTATGATTCTCCCCGGAAAATACTAACCCACGAAACTTCTTCGGATCAACAGAATGGATAATCATGTTATGTTTGTCGTAAATATTAGTAGCACCTTGTGTGTCATTTAGATAGCAGATAAAAACATTATGCGGAAACTCGTGATCGCGATGAATCGCGACTTTTGTTGATTCCATATAAAAAGTTACATTGATAGCGGCCCTTAATATTGTGGAGTACTTGATGTTATTTGCTACGCAAAATGAGTTAAAAATCCAGATAGAGAAGTCATAAAAATCCGAATTAATATCTCCTTCTATACATTTATTTTGTGTATTTCTATTCATCAATGTATGGCAAAATTGATGTGTGTTCGCAACTTTATCCGCAGAAGTTGTAACTTGGTAAAAAAACGGGAAAGAACTTCCTAATATATAATCCACATATTTATTGTGATCTTCTGTAATTATTAAATTTCTTACTAAAAACATATTAATTTATAGATAGAAATGATGGTTGCCACAAGTACGGTAAAAGGGACGGCCCCATTTTGGATTGACTGTTACGGAATGGAAGTGGGTTGCCGGGAAATCTCCTGACGAATACAGGGCGGTCATAGCTGATCGTTCGGCTTGCTTCCACTCCACGCTTTCTTTGTTTGGACGATGCTCTGGCTTTAAAACTTCTCCGTTCATCTTCTGAGGCACCCACGAGAACTGATATGGGGCTAGAATGACTTTCTTAATATCTCCGTCTTTCATCCGGTTTAATACCACTTGTGCGACTTTGACCTGACAATGCTCCGGCTCTCCACGAGCCTCAAACCATACTGTCATCGTTAACCACAATAGCATTTCAGCCATTCGACCTCCTGAGAATTTACTCGCTAGGTATCCTATGTTTCCGGCCTTTTTTACAGGCTATCATTGCATCCGCGATCCGATATGCTGTTTCCGCTATATCCACACAATTCAATTTATCGTGTTCGATCCACTCGCCAGCGATTGCCGACATTGCTAATGCCGCTAGTTCATCTCTGTTATCACTATTATTTTTTATAACATCAATCCTTTTCATTCAACATTTCAAGTGCAATTTCGGTAGCAAAAAGTAGCAATTCATTTTTTGTCCAACCAATTGCTGGTTGATCGCAATCATCAGCACAATCCCACATAAGCGTAAAAAAATTTCCAGTCACCTCACTGTGAACATAACTTAACCACGCGCATTGCCGAATTTCATCATCCGTTAAAGACTTCATAACATCAACCCTATTAGATACCCAACGATAACCAAGATCACAATTATTGGAGCCATTGCTAGAAAGACAATCAGACCTTCGTGAGCCGATAACTTACGTTTAAATTTCGTTGTCATGCTTTTTCCTCATGAAACAATTTAACGAATGTACTCCATTCGTAGGATTCCCATTCCGTAATCAACTTGAAAAAAACTTCCCGCGTTACTAATGAATGACAGTTAGTTTTTGGGTCATTAAAAATAATGTCTATTTTTTTCTTCAATGTTAAATGAAGATTGTGAGCGTCACGCTCTCTACGAAATTCAAACAACATCCCATCTCTTGCTTTCCAACGCAACGCCGGGAATCTTTTTTGATCCGCTAAAAAATTCTGGGCAGATATTTTCCGTTTACCTACCATCACTTCTTCATTAAACATTTTCCTTCCCCCCCGTAATCAATATTAAATAACTCAATAGCGTTTCCTCGCTGATGCCGTGAAATCTCAGAAAGCCTCGACTACCCAAGCCGTGAACTCCTGTTTTGCCTCGATGATGTTCTGGACATAAAGGAATGACAGGAGAGTTCTCACGCTTACCGCCATTCCTAATGTGATGAATTTCTGCCGGAGTATCGTACATTTCCTTATGGCGGCACAGGATACATCCCCATTCAACAATCCTCGCGTACTCCTTCTTCCTGTTCATTGGGTAGACTTCATCTCTAGTCGCGCAGAAGCCTCTAGGCTACGCCAGACTTCGATCTTAGCTTCTGCTGCTACCATCAACCACCGCAGCCTCTCGTACTCTTGCACCGCTGATGCTAGGGCTTTAATGTGGGCGATGTAATCGGTGTGGGCGTAGGCGTAGCTTTCTTTGGCTGATTCCGTCTTTGCGTCCGACTCGATCATTAGCAACGCCTTCTTTGTTTTTCGGTACTCAGTCAGATATAAAACGGTTGCCTTTGCTTCTGCGAGGTCTGTCGAATGGTCGCGTATGAAATCAAGTGCTGCAAAAGGGCTGATAATTGGATCAATAGTGTCAGTCAAAACTTTCCCCTACTAAGTAGAACTTGCGGTTAGTGGTGCGTCCGTTTCCAGTGATGATCTTCTGATCGACGAGGGCTTTTAAGCTACCGCCAAGACTTGAGGGCGAGATAATGTGTCCACCCAAAGCCTTTTCCAGCAACTCTCGACGCTGAACCCCCGGCTTTTTGGTTATGTATTTCACTATGTCTCGCATCGCCTCGGTCATTCTTTTACTTGGTCTAGCTCGGCTCTCTCTTTTATAGTCTCTCATCTCCATCGTTCGCATAAGCCTAATTCTGTTGGCAGAGTCTCGCTTCTGGCGGTTTAATTTATTGATACTGAGAATCTCATCAGCGATTCCAACAAAAGAACCTTTGCCAGTCAGGTCGAAGTATTGACCGCCCACAGGGTAAGTCATGAAAGCCTCATCAACTCAGTCCAGTTATTAATCTGGGGTAGTAGCTTTCTACCGTGAGTCTCGCTGATTCTACCAAGCCGGATAGCTTCTTTAACGACCGCTTCTCTGCCGTACTTATCATCTCCCAAGCTAGGGAACCACTCGACAGGTCGAGAAGTCTGACGGGATTCGTTTACAAGACGAGAATAAGATTCTTTGAAGGCCATTCGAGCAGCGACTTGATCGCCTTCATTAAGCAAAGGCTGCGCGGATTGCATAGCCGTTAACGTCTCCTGACTCAATACGGCACTGACTGACTCATTGCGAGGAATCATCGCCCACGCTTCATCGGCAGAAGGTCTACCGTCTTGGGCTTGTATGATATGAATCAAATCTGAAGGCTTCGGAGCAAAAGGTGAACTTTGAATGTGATATGAGAGAGCATTTTTAAGATCAGAAAACGAATACTTATCCATCGAGTTCGCCCAGATCATTATGGCTGCGGCTGTAAGTTTCGTTCCGTAGACTTCAAAAGTACCGACCAGCAGGTTATTAAATTCTTTCTTTTCACTCGTTATCATATATCTCCCCTTCTTCTTGTTGGTCTAGTTTTAAATTGAAAGCATCTACCACCGCCCGATTCTGATCTGCAATAGACAGCCTTTCTACCCTAGTAAACGACTTATCACGCCTTACCCAATTACGCCAAGTGGCAAACCAATCAAGTTTAATTCCTTTGCTTCCCGGTTGAGCCTTCCAATAATCATAGAATTGATCGTATATGGAATGGACTTTATCTGCTGTCAGTTCTGGTCTTTCTAGTATTGCCCAATCGACCCATTCATCAATAATATTGGAATATTTTAGGCGCGAACCGCGCAAGTCTTTTGACTTAGATTCTTCTGGTTCTGACTTCTGATCTTTAACATCTAACTTCTGACTTCTAACATCTAACATCTGACTTCTGGTATTGCGACCATTTAGCGTATCGCTTACCGATTCGCTTTGCGATAGTCCCTTCTTGATTTCATTACCTTTCTTTCCAGCTTCACTCTTTTTTGTATGTTCCGACCGTCTGGCTAGTAATTCCTTCTCGCAGCGTGGATTACGCCAAACATCCGTTATTTCAAAATGTTGTGCAATCGCTTTGCGTATCGCTAACCATTCACTTTGCGTATCGCATAGCGTAAGCCTAGCGAGAACAATATCATCATTCGGCGGGGCTTCGCCTGTAGCAAAGTAGTCGATCAAAAGTAATAGATATGCACCGTGCTGGCTGCGCGTTAGGCGTCTGGTGTCGGCTAAATAATCGCCGGGGTAAAACTTGAACCACGGAGTTGAACTCATTTCAATATCCTTTGCGGTGAGAGCCGGGAATGAACCGACAGGCATACAACCATAGAAAGGGGTAGGCTGTAAGCCCTTATCTCACCGAAAAAAATACTGAATTGCATAATGACTCCCTCTCTGTTGTCGGGTTCATTAATCCCGATATGAGTATTATGTATTACAACTTCATTCTTGTAAACTTTTAATTTTTACCACACAGGCACCGCCTTTAATAACTGATCCACGTGAAACCATTAATTGATCTACTTGCGAATCATCATCGAATACAGCAGCAGCCTGTAGAGCATCGAGCAACGGCTTCAAAACATTATCTATGTCCCTACGCCTACGATCTGGCGCATGAAGCAGAACTTCTACAGAGACTTTATCAGCACCAAACCTAGCGCGGCGGCTGGCAATGACCACTTCTAGCTTAAAATTATTAGCAGTCTTGGTAAGGAATCTACTCGACCCGCGAAATCCCCAGTAGGTGTTTACTGACGGGGGGTAGGGTAAATTTAACTCTATCATAGTTATAAATTGGGGTATAATACTTGTAGGCATTTTGCCATATTTGGAGGTTGAAATGGAAAAAATTATAGCCGAACCCGTAACGATGAGAACCAAATTCCCAGATCATCTAATCGGTAGACTACCAAAACCTACAGCAAAACAGACCGAAGAAGTACGAGCCGACTACACCAAAGGTATTAGATGTGTAGAGTGTGGGGCTTGGCACCATCCGAAAGTAGTACACCTCGATTATGTAGGTCACGCTGCTTTAACAGATCGGCTTCTCGATGTCGATCCTAGTTGGCACTGGGAGCCGCTTGCGTACGATGAGAACGGACTACCCTTTGTAGACTCAGAAGGCGGGATGTGGATTCGACTGACAGTCTTGGGAGTGACTCGCTTGGGTTATGGAGACGCACAGGGAAAGGTCGGGGCTAACGCCAGCAAAGAACGGATCGGAGACGCTCTGCGAAATGCTGCAATGCGATTCGGCGCAGGTCTTGAACTCTGGCACAAAGGCGTACTTCACATAGAAAAGGAAACGACATGAACCCGTCATCACAGAACTTTTGGTTACTTGAACAGCTAAAGAAAAAACGCCGGATAACTTCTCTCGACGCAATGTATGAGGCGCAGTGTA